AAACTAGCAGAAATGCAAAACAAACTTAGGCTAACAATAGGAGATAATCATGGCATCATTAGCTGAAATCAGAGCAAAGCTCAAAGAGCAAGAAGGTAATTCGAAAGGTGGCGGTGAACGTACCGGTGGAGACAATTCCATTTATCCTTTCTGGAACTTGAAAGAAGGTTCCGAATCAACAGTCCGTTTTTTACCTGACGGAAATCCTGACAATACATTTTTCTGGGTCGAGAGGGCAATGATTAAACTGCCATTCGCCGGAGTAAAGGGTTCTACTGACAGTAAACCAGTGACTGTTAACGTTCCTTGTATGGAAATGTACGGAGAGACATGTCCAATCTTGTCCGAAGTACGTGGTTGGTTCAAAGATCCAGCACTAGAAGATATGGGTCGCAAGTACTGGAAGAAACGTAGTTATATCTTCCAAGGATACGTTGTTGAAGACGGTCTTAAAGAAGAAAATCGTCCAGAAAATGCAAACCGTCGTTTCATTATCGGCCCACAGATTTTCCAACTTATTCGTGGCGCATTGCTTGATCCAGAAATGGATGACTTGCCAACTGACGCAGTTAACGGAGTTGACTTCAAGTTGATCAAGACTTCAAAAGGTGGTTATGCTGACTATTCTACTAGCAAATGGAGCCGTCGTACACGCCCATTAGATACAGCAGAAGTTGCTAACTTGGAAACACATGGCTTGTTTAATCTTAAAGATTACTTGCCTAAGAAGCCAACTGATGTTGAAGTTAAAGTAATGAAAGAGATGTTTGAAGCAAGTGTTGATGGCGAAGCTTTTGACATGGATCGTTGGGGACAATACTTTAAACCAGCAGGTATGGGCCAGGCTACTGGTGATCCTAACTCTGCACCTAAGGCAACTCCAGTTGCTCGTCCTGCACCAGTGGCAGCACCAGCCACAGAAGATGTAGCACCTTGGGAAGACGAAGTTGCTACAGCTGAGAAATCATTCTCAGCACCTAAGCAAGAATCAGCACCAGCTGCCGCAGGCGGTAGTCGTGCAGAAGACATTCTTGCTATGATCCGCAATCGTAAGCAATAAGCAAAATAGCAATAGGGGCGGTTGCCCCTATTGCCACCATCTAGGAGAATAACTATGGCTAAATTAAACAAACTTGCAAAAGTAAATGAAAATATCAGTCTTAATCGCTATGACAACGGCTTTATGATAGAAGTTAGTGGTCGCGATAAGAAAGAAGAATGGAAGACCGCTAAGGTCATGTGCAATACAGAAGAAGAACTTATTGCAGTGGTCAAAGAATGGGTCGCAATGGACTTGGATAATTAATTATGGCAACAAAAGCATTTGACTTATCTAAATTCCGCAAAACACTAACTAAGTCTATTGACGGATTAGGTGTTGGCTTTAATGACCCAACTGATTGGGTCTCCGCACAAGAACAAGGCATTTATGTTATCCTTGTTGATAGTGAAAATGCGCTTGATGAGAAATGGCTCCACGCACTAGGCGTTGATACAAGTGAACAAAAATTGTTAAAGCTCAACATGGCTATGATTGACGACGTGGCAAAAACCATTAGTGAATTCATGAAAGAATATAAAACAATGGATGAAGCAACTCGTCCTAAAGTATTGTTTGTAATTGATTCATTGGGCATGTTGTTGACGCCAACTGACGTTAATCAGTTCGAAGCAGGTGAAATGAAAGGTGACATGGGCCGTAAACCTAAAGCACTTACATCACTTGTTCGTAACTGTGTAAATATGTTTGGTAGCTACAATGTTGGATTAGTTTGTACTAATCACACCTATGCGTCACAAGACATGTTTGACCCAGATGACAAGATCTCAGGTGGTCAAGGTTTTATCTACGCCAGCAGTATTGTAGTTGCTATGCGTAAATTGAAATTGAAAACAGACGCAGATGGTAATAAGACTACAACTGTTAACGGTATCCGTGCAGCCTGTAAGATTATGAAAACTCGTTATGCTAAACCATTTGAATCAGTTCAAGTTGAGATTCCTTATGCTACAGGAAAAGATGGCAATAGACTTAAATACGTTTCTAAGGATGATACAGAGTTAAAGATGTATCGCAAAGAATGGGAACGCAACGAAGAAGGCGGCCTGGATAAAATCATGCTTGCATTTGATGACGCTGTTGCAGTACAATCTAACATTGACCTCGAAACTGGAGAAATTGTAGAACATGAATGAAAATCATATTGGTGATATTTGGTTACTTTTCAAAGAGTATGCGGATAAAAAGGTACTTGACGTTCTAGCAGAACGATATGTTGATCTACTAGCTGACCATGGAATTAGTGATAAAACCATGGCTGCCGCTAGTGGATTTGACGAGGACCTAGATAACGCTATTGACTTTTATCTTGATCAAGATAGTGAAGAAGAAGATTTAGACGAAGAAGATTTAGATTCATACGAAGATGACGAATAATCTATGAGTTGGTATACAAAAGTTTCAAAAGACATTTCGTACATTCCCGATGCCGTGGCACACTTTGATCTTGAATTACAGGCAGCAAAGACAGATGCTCGCATAGCGGGGAACATTGAAAAGGCCGCTGCCAGGATGCCCGGCATTGTGGAAGAACGATTTAATCAGCTACAAGAGATTGAAGCAATTTTGGAATATTTAAATATTGAATTACGTAGACTTAAGAGTCAACACTTTCGTAAGTATTTAGAAAACTATCAAAGAGCATTGTCTTCTAGAGACTGTGAAAAGTTTGTAGAAGGCGAGTCTGATGTGGTTGATTTTGAAAAAATTATTAACGAATTTGCATTGCTAAGAAACAAGTGGTTAGGTATTACTAAAGCACTTGATCAAAAACAGTGGCAACTCACTAATATAGTTAAGCTCAGAGTAGCAGGAATGGAAGATGCTACACTATAAGTTTTGACCTAGAAATAGGCGT